GTCTTTCTAGCTATTGTAGTGCAACCTGACGGCACAGCTGTAGCTACGAGTTCAGTAGTTGATGCTTGCCCTCCATATGCACTTGCAGCCGCAGCCTACACAAAGAAGGTGGAAGACGGTACTATAGTGGATTTTAAGATCAACTGTTTTAAAGTGCCAGTCAAAGATGTTGTAGGATCATAGAATGTTGAAATACATCACCGTAGCTATGCTTCTAGCTGTTACACTTTCAGCCTGTGCTGGCTTTATAGACAAAGGCAATAGCTCTGTGGGCTATGTGTTTGACAGAACGATAGGCCCAGCTTTGTGTGAGTCGGCTAGAGGTGAGAGAGCACGCATTGTTGCTGAGGCTGTCTTGCCCTATTTAGAGGATAGCGAGAGAGCTGCAGTAACAGAGGCAGCTTCACGTCTTACACTGTTGCATAACAGTAGTGCTAATAGCGCTAGCATTCTTGCAGCTCGTATAGAACTAATCACTCTCATCTCCACTCAATTGATTGAAGTAGCTAAAAGAAACGGTAAAGACTTCTCAGAAGCTAAGACTCTGAGTGAGAAATTGTCAACTGCTTTTCAGATAGCTACGGTTATAGGTATTGATATGTTCTCAATCAGAGAGCAAGTGGCTATAGCTAACGGTTCCTGCTAATGTGGTCTGTACTTGAACTAGTACTAAAACTTATCACTGGCATAGTGGGTGGTATATCAGCTAAGAAGGCAGATAAGAAAACTGAACAAGCAGCTAAAGCCAACTGGCTAGAAAGAGATGCAGAAGATGTTAGAGAAGCTGCCAAAGCTCGTAGCGACGTTGTTACTGATGTCAGTCCTGATAGCCTGCGGAACGACCCTAATAGGGCCAGTTAAACCTCCCCCGATTAAAGCAGTTAGCTGCCTGTCTGTATGGACTGAGCAGCCATTCTATTGGCCTGAGAAATGTGTGGACAATCCCAACGTAGATGAATGTCCTTTACTTCAGCGTATTGCGCGCATCGCTCAGGCCAACAACGCAGCCAGACAAGCATTAGAGAAAGAGTAAAGTACAAACTATGGCTAACAGAGAACTAACAGATAAGCAACAGTTGTTTTTAGAGGTGCTTTTTGAGGAAGCTGGTGGGGACTTCACAAAGGCTAAGAAGCTGGCTGGTTACTCAGATAAGACTAGAGCTAGTTTGATTGTAGAGGGTATCAAAGACGAGATCATTGAAGCAACTAAAGATTATCTCATCTACAATACCCCACAAGCTGCAGCTACGCTAACAGGAGTTCTTACTGACAGAGTGACTTTAGGTGTAAAAGACAAGATTACTGTAGCTAAAGACATTATGGATCGTGCAGGCTTGCTTAAGACTGAGAATATTAATGTATCTAACTCGGGTGGGGTGATGATCCTGCCCCCGAAGAAGCCTCTAGAGGATGAGGATGAGGATTAAGAACGACAAAGAGTTTAAAATAGAACAGCCTCTTGATTACAGAGAGCCTGAAACTAAGAGGTGGGAGTCTATACCCCGAGTATCTAGCACTATTCCTTTCGGCTATGTTCTAGATGAAGAGAACCCCCGTATTCTGAGACCTGTAGAGCTTGAACTAGAAGCTCTAATAGTAGCCAAAGAGCATATGAAGAGATATGCACTGAGAGAGGTAGCTAACTGGATATCTCAAGTAACAGGCAGACGAATTTCACATGTAGGACTTCAGAAACGCTTAGATAATGGTAAAAAAAGAAACAATAAAGCAAAAACTATCCGAAAGTGGGCCGAAACCGCGCAAAAGGCACTTGAAACTGCCGAACAAATTGAAAAAGAAAACTACGGTCTCTGAGCCACAGATAGTAGAACAACCAGTAGAACAGCCAGTTAAAAGGCCCGTAGGTAGGCCGAGAAAGCCTATAGAGCCGAGTAATATTGTTTTTCAAGCTAATGAGGGCCCTCAAACAGAGTTTCTCGGGGCATCTGAGAGAGAAGTGTTATACGGAGGTGCAGCTGGCGGTGGCAAAAGCTACGCTATGCTAGCTGATCCTCTGCGTTACATGTCTCACCCGCAGTTTAGCGGTATTCTTCTTAGGCATACGTCGGATGAACTGAGAGAACTTGTAGCTAAGTCACAAGAGCTTTATCCTAAGATTATTCCGGGCATCAAGTGGTCCGAAAGAAAGATGCAGTGGTCTGCACCGTCTGGAGCTAAGCTCTGGATGACCTTTCTAGATAGAGATGAAGATGTAACTAGATATCAGGGGCAGGCTTTTAGCTGGATTGGCTTCGACGAGTTGACTCAGTGGGCTACACCGTTTGCGTGGAACTACATGAGATCACGTTTGCGCTCTGTAGCTACTGACTTGCCAATCTTTATGAGAGCTACTAGCAATCCGGGCGGTAGGGGTCATGTTTGGGTCAAGAAGATGTTTATTGATCCAGCCCCTTACGGTAAGAGCTTCAGTGCAACTAACATTGAGACTGGCGACATACTAGTATACCCCCGTGCTCATAAGAGAGCTGGGCAGCCTTTGTTTAAGAGGAGGTTTATTCCAGCTAGACTCTCAGACAATCCGTATCTAACAGCTACAGATGACTACGAAGCTAACTTGCTGTCTCTGCCAGAGCAGCAGAGAAGACAACTTCTAGACGGTGATTGGGATATAGCGGAAGGTGCAGCGTTCTCTGAGTTTGATCGTAATGCACACGTTATTGAGCCCTTTGAGATACCCGCCAATTGGGTAAAGTTTAGGTCTGCAGATTACGGCTATAGCTCTTATAGTGCTGTAGTGTGGTTTGCTGTATCTCCAGATGAGCAGCTAATTGTTTACAGAGAGCTGTATGTTTCTAAAGTGCTAGCTACTGATCTAGCTGAAATGGTTCTTGATTTAGAAGCTGGTGATGGCAACATCAGATACGGCGTTCTAGATAGTTCGTGCTGGCATAAAAGAGGTGATACTGGCCCTTCACTAGCCGAACAGATGATTATGAAAGGCTGTAGGTGGAGGCCGTCAGACCGTAGTAAAGGCTCTAGAGTATCAGGCAAGAATGAGATACATAGAAGACTTCAAGTAGAGGAGTACACTGAAGAGCCCCGTCTTGTATTCTTTAGTAATTGTACAGACCTCATAGCTCAGATACCAGCCATACCAATCGACACTAAGAATCCCGAAGACGTAGACACTAAATCAGAAGATCATCTATATGACGCTCTGCGTTATGGTGTTATGTCTAGACCCTCATTCACAGTATGGGGCACAGATCAAAGTATGTTTAATACATCGTATAGCCCCGCCGATCCAGTATTCGGCTATTAAGGACAGATATATAAATGTCAGAAGACTCTATTTTTGAAGCTCAAGCTGTAGGCTTAGAGGATGACGAAAGTGAAGCAGTCGAGTATTCCCCGCTTGTAAACTATGTCACAGGGCAGTACTACAAAGCTAAGACTTACAGACGTACAGATGAAGACCGCTGGCTACAAGCTTATCGCAACTACAGAGGTGTGTACGGACCAGATGCTGTCTTCTCAGATAATGAGAAGAGCAAAGTCTTTATTAAGATTACTAAGACTAAAGTCATTGCAGCTTACGCACAGATTGTAGAGGTGTTGTTCGGTAACGGCAGGTTCCCAATTACTATTGAGCCTACCGTGTTGCCAGAAGGCGTTTCAGAGTCTGTTCATTTTGATGTTGGTATGCCGCCTGACTCTAGAGAATCTGCACCGGAAGAGGACACTGCTTCCCCTTATGGCTTTCCGGGCGACGGTAAAGACCCACCTGCAGGAGCTACTGGTAAATCTCTAAAGCTCGGTATGCTTGAAGAGAAGTTGTCTAAAGCTAAAGGCCTAAAAGAGGGCGAAGGCGCAACAGCTGCATCGCCTACTTTCTATCCTGCACTTGAATCAGCTAAGAAGATGCAGAAGAAGATCATTGATCAGCTAGAAGAGAGTCACGCTTCTAAGCATCTGCGTAGTACAGCCTTTGAAATGTCTCTATTCGGCACTGGTGTGCTTAAGGGCCCCTTTGCTATTAATAAAGAGTACCCTAAGTGGTCAGAAGACGGTGAGTATGACCCCACAATCAAGACTGTACCGCAGATTTCACATGTAAGTGTGTGGAATTTCTATCCAGACCCCGACGCTAACAACATTGAAGAGGCTGAATACGTCATTGAAAGGCATAAAATGAGTCGCTCTCAGCTTAGAGCACTCAAAAAGCGCCCAATGTTCCGTAATTCAGCTATTGATGACGTTATTTCATATGGTGAAGCCTATGTTAGAGAGCATTGGGAAGACGATCTAGCTGACTACGACCAGCAACAACAGATTGAGCGCTTTGAGGTGCTTGAGTATTGGGGTAATGTAGATACAGAGCTTCTAGAGTCTTATGACATTGATATCCCCGAAGGTTTTGAGGACTTTGATGAAGTTCAAGCCAATATTTGGGTAGTTAATAACGAAATCATCAGACTTGTGCTAAACCCCTTTAAGCCAATGCGTATTCCTTACGCTGCAGCCCCGTATGAGCTTAATCCTTACAGCTTCTTTGGTGTTGGTGTAGGGGAAAATATGGAAGACACGCAGACCCTTATGAATGGCTTTATGCGTATGGCAGTTGATAACGGGGCTCTGTCTGGTAATCTGCTTATTGAAGTGGATGAAACTAATCTTGTGCCGGGGCAGGACTTGACTGTATATCCGGGCAAAGTATTCCGGCGTCAGGGCGGTGCTCCGGGCCAGTCTATCTTTGGAACTAAGTTCCCTAACGTCTCACAAGAAAACTTGCAGATGTTTGATAAAGCTAGACAGCTCGCAGATGAGAGCACTGGTATGCCTTCGTTCGCTCACGGGCAGACTGGAGTCTCGGGCGTAGGTAGAACTGCTAGCGGTATCAGTATGCTTATGGGTGCAGCTAGTATTACAGTTAAGAGTGTTATCAAGAATGTTGATGATTACTTGCTTAAGCCAGTAGGCGACGGCTTGTTCCACTTCAACATGCAGTTTGATAATGACAAAGATATCAAAGGTGATCTAGAGGTAAGAGCTAGAGGCACTGAGAGCTTGATGGCTAACGAAGTTAGAAGTCAGAGACTAATGCAGTTTCTCGGTATTGCTAGTAATCAAGTACTTGCACCTTTCGCTAAGTTCAATCACATTCTGGCTGAGCTTGCTAAGTCTCTTGATCTTGATCCAGACAAAGTTGTCAACTCTATGGACGACGCTCTGCTTCAAGCTGAGATTCTCAAAGGTATGCAGGCTGAACAAGCTCAACAGCAGCCTCAGCCAAACCAAACGCCAGCAGGCACTAACCCACAAGTACCAACCGCAGGTGGTGGCGGTACTATAGGAGCAGGCCCACCTAATGTTCCGGGTCAAGAAGGATTCTCAGGCAATGCCCAACCACAACAGCAACAAGCCCAGCCATCAGGAGGTGCAGCAGCGCCTCCGCCCTCTATACAGTAACCCTAACTTGTGGGCAGCTTTTGTAGAGTATGTTGAATGCATGACCGACTCACAACACAGAACACTTGAGACTGCAGCTACAATGGAACGTGTAGCTCATGCTCAGGGCTACATTAAAGCCTTAGCAGACCTTAAAAGATTAGAATTGATAAAGAATGCCTGAGAGTAAACGCGCCCCCATACCTAAGACTCGTCCAGAAGACCGTACTACTGCTGGCTGGCAACGCGTGTCGTCCCCCACTAAAGAAGAAATAAGGGCCGCTCTAGCTAAAGACCCCTACCAAACAGAGGCTGCTTTAGGTCTAGCTGACAATGAGCTTATGCTGGACGCGGAAGAGAGGGAAAACACTCTGTCTGCTTTTGGTATGGAGGACTTGAGTAATGAAACAGATACAGGTGAATTAAATAAACGCATAGAACACTATGAAGCAACCGATACAGATAGAAATAACAACTTCCTCTTAAAGACAGGAAGAGGCATAGACGTACTTAGTGCTGCAGCGGTAGATCACCGTAATCACGGTGAAACGAAGGGGTGGTACACACCTGACAGCGGCGTTGTCACTATGAATACCAACGATGAAGGCACCAACGCCGAAGGCGTAACGAGAAAAAAAGCAAGACAAAAGCTTACAGATGAAGGTAAGTGGCGCGATGGTAGAGTAAACACACTAGTTCATGAGTCTATGCATCATGCATTTTCCAAAATACGAGAGGGCGGAATACCCGCACGGGAGGGTAACGTAGCTCTGGACATTCTCGCTGAAAGAGTTGCCCCGAACTTTTCGGTAGCAGTAGAGCATGTAATTCTTAATAGTATCCTGCAAAGAGACAGTATAAAAAATAAACAAAATGTAATGGCCCATACTTCTCCAGTTACAGACTACATTGCAAATCCGTCTACGGTTAATGAGGATCATGTAAGGGTCTTTATAAAAGACAGGCGTGAGACATTAAAAAGTAATAAAATAACGGCGGGAGAATTGCAAGCTATAAACGCCTTTAACGGCTGGAGGGCTGAGAGCTGGAAGTCTAAGACTATGAAAGGCGACGAGTACATTAAAGGTTTTCTAGATCAACTTGTACAGAGCGCTGATGTGGTAGAGGGTCTAGCACAAGAACGCTTAACAGAGTTAAGAGCTGCCACCTTAGAAAAAGGTTCTAAAGGATTTGCAGAGGGCGGAATGAATACAAACATGAATGACGAAATGAGCAGCATGATGCAAGAAGCACCGAAAGTTGATCCTGTATCAGGCAACGAAGTGCCTATTGGCAGTAAGCCAGAAGAAGTAAGGGATGACATTCCAGCTAGATTAAGTGAAGGCGAGATGGTCATCCCAGCTGATGTAGTCAAGTTCTTCGGTGTAGAGTATTTCATGAAACTCCGAGACAAAGCTAAGAAAGGTTTTGCTCGTATGGAGGAGATGGGCCAAATGGGCAACGGGGATGCTGCATCTGGGCCTGATGAGCTATTCAGTGAAAGTGGCGGAGAATCAGAAGAGGAAGATTTGCCTTTCACTCTAGAAGACTTTGATGTAGATGAAGAAGGGCCAGTAGAGGCAGCAGAGGGCTTGTATGTAGACGCTAGTAATTATAATGATATCTTAAAAGACATTTTTAACAACACAAATGAGACTGATACAGATAACACCCCAACACCGGACCCCACAGAAGCGCCAGACTTTGACAATACAAAGGTAGACGGTGAGGACTTTCAAAGCTACTTTAAAGATAATCCGGGCCTCTCTCAAGCAAACTTAGTAGGAGGCTTAGGTGAAGGTGACACAGGTCTGAAGAACTATAACTATCTCGTAAAACAGCTGTTTGGTAATCAACCGGAGTTACAAACCCCTATAGAGGAGTTCTATAAAAGGGCTAGTAGTGACGAACAGGAGGCTCTAACGGGCTACTTAGAAACAATAAATAAAGGCCTTAACGGTACTGGGGCAGCTAGTAGAACAGATGAGCGAAACGCCGATGCAGGAGACACTCAGACTAGCGGACAGTCTGTTTCTGGAATGGCAGCTAACCCCTCAATAGCTAATGCAGCATCTTTATCTTCTTTTGGTGCTTTAGGCGATACTGCACTCGGTAGAGCAGCTCTTTCTGCTGTAGATGAAATGATATCTGCTACTATCTCTCCAGTTGGACTGGCTGGACGTGTGGGGGGTGGTGCAGCAGCAGCTGCAGCTTCAGGTCTAGCAAGTATTATGGGTCTGGATTTATCGCAAGTAAATAACGTCGCTACTAAAGATGCAGCTCGCGCCAGTTTGATGGGCATTGCAATGACTAACCAATTAAACGGTCTACCAGCTGCTACAGTACAAGCTCTAAATCAACGTGCGGCATTTGCTGCAGCTGGGGTAGACCCCAATATAAATAACCACAATGAAACACTGGGTATGGTGGGCCAAAATCCGGGCCATCAAACGAAGGGCCTGTTTGGTCATAACTATGATCGTAAAAATAACGAAATTACGACACTTCCCTTTACTCCGCTTGCCCCACCCGCAGGTCTTGCACAGGCTATTAATAATGCTGCAATAAACGCAGAAGTTGCTACTGCAATAAGCGGTATGGAGATGGGTGAAGTTGATCCAGAAAACCCTGACGTAGATCCAACTGATCCAGAAACAGATACATACAGCGGTGGGTTGAACAATGGCCCCGGCAATCCGGGTTTAGGCGCGGGTTTAGGCGCGGGTCAAGAATCTATTGGTGGCGATAATGACGGCAGTAACGATGGCGGTGATGGCAATTCCGCTGGACAGGGTGATGGTGCCGGTACAGGCTCTGGTGGCGGCACAGACGCTGCGGGCGATCCGGGCGAGGGTGACGATGGCGGTGGTGGAGCTGACGGTGGTGACGGCGGAAGCGGTGGTGGAGGCGGTGGTGGAGGCGACGATGGCCAACCGGGCGATGCATTCGGTCGCGGAGGCTTCGTAAAGAAGCGTAAGAAGAAGAAAAAACAGTATGCTAAAGGCGGACTAGCAACGCGAAGGTAATTTGCTAGATACTGGCTACCCGACCCCCTCTTCTGTATGTAACAGAGAGGCCACGGCGGCCCCAACTAAAGAAGTAACATAATATGCCTGAACTAGATCAAGTTGTAGTACCCGAGAAGCGTGGTTTTATTAGTCAACCTAACAGTAATCAAGCTCGTATTCAGAGAGATGAAGAAGAGCTAGCTGCTCTTATGGCAGGACGTAACGCTGAAGCAGAAGAGGATGATGATGCTCCCGATGCAGTTGTAGAGGGTGCAGCAGAGCTAGAGCCTGAAGGTGCTGAAGAGAAGACTTTTAAGAAGAGATACGGAGACCTCCGTAGACACTCACAGAAATTAGAACGAGAGTATACACAGAAGCTAGCAGACATGCAAGCTCAGCTGGATACAGTAACTAAAGAGGGTATTCAGCTACCCGCGTCGGATGCAGACATCGAGAGCTGGATGGCTAAGTATCCAGAAGTTGCAGCTATTGTAGAGAGTATTGCCCTTACTAAAGCTAAAGAACAGTCTGCAAGTCTAGAAAGTAGACTTGAGGCTATTACTCAGAAAGAGGAAGACACAGAGAGGCAGAGGGCTGAGACTATTCTTATGCAGCTCCATCCAGACTTTGCAGAGATCAGAGATGATGATGCTTTCCACACGTGGGCAGATGAACAGCCTGCGTGGGTACAGAAGGCTCTTTATGAAGATGATAAAGATGCTAGATCAGCAGCTAGAGCTATTGATCTGTATAAGATTGATAAAGGTATCTCTGATAAGCCGAATAAGAAAAGAAAGCAGTCAGCAGATGATGCAGCAGCTTTTGTAAACAGTAAAACAGCTCGTAACAGCCCTCAAAGCGACCAGACTAACTCTATTAGAGAGTCTGATGTAGAGAGAATGTCTATGGACGAGTATGAGAAGAATGTAGATGAAATCACTCTAGCTATTCAAGAAGGTCGCTTCATCTACGATCTCAAAAAGAAGTAACTTGACTTTTAGAAGTAAAAACATATAACTACTATGCAAACGTAGCCGAGTTAGAGGTGTGACTACAGAAGTACCTCTAACTCCTACCTACATCTACTATTGAAACACACAGCAACTAACAATTTATCTAGACTCACCTATTTGCGTGTAGCCCGTTATTATAGAAGTTGGCCAACTAATATACTAACGCACCCTCACAAGTATAGCCTCTTTGAGATGTTGTAGGTTAGCATCTGACGCTAAATGAAAGGATTGCCCTAATGGCATTTTCAACAGCGGCGGGGTACGGTAATCTTCCTAACGGGAATTTTAGTGCTACTATCTATTCCAAACAGGTGCAGCTTGCCTTCCGCAAGAAGTCTACTGCACAGGATATTACTAACTCCGACTATTTCGGTGAAATCGCAAACTTCGGTGACACTGTAAAAATCATCAAAGAACCGGAAATCACGGTTAGACCTTACACTCGTGGTTCGGTCATTCAAGCTCAAGACCTCGACGACGAAGACTTCTCTTTGACCATCAATAAGTCGAACTACTTCGCCTTTAAAGTTGATGACATCGAAGAGGCTCATTCGCACGTAAACTTTGGCTCTCTTGCCAGTAACCGTGCAGCTTATCGTCTTGCTGACAACTACGATCAAGACGTTCTAGCTTACATGTGTGGCTATAAGCAGAGTGCTAATCACACTGTTGGTGACACTGTTAATGCTACTGTTAACGGCTCCGTTGCAGTTAGTACTGCTGGCACGGATGAATTGCTTTCGAGCATGAAACTAGAAGCCGATGACTTCGGTGGTTCAGCTGGTAGCTCTATTGGCATTCAAGCTCGTGCTCCGGGTGCAACGTCTACTGTTCCGGGCTCTGGTAACGCCTATGTCTTGCAAGTAATTGCTCGTATGGCGCGTCTACTCAACCAGCAGAATGTTCCGATGGAAGCTCGTTGGCTTATTCTTGATCCAGTCTGCAAAGAGATTCTTCAGGACGAAGACTCTCGCTTGTTTAATTCCGACTTCGCCGGTGCTAACAGCGCCCTTAAGAACGGTCTTATTCTAAGTGACCTTCACGGCTTTAAGGTGTACTGCTCTAACAACCTTCCGGTTATTGGAACGGGCCCAGCCACAACGGGCGGCACGAACGCTAGTAACTACGGCCTAATTGTTGCAGGTCATAGTTCGGCAATCGCTACCGCTGAGCAGATCAACAAAACCGAATCGTATCGCGATACTGACAGTTTCGCCGATGTCGTTCGGGGTATGCATCTGTATGGCACAAAGATTCTCCGTCCAGAGGCTCTTGTGAACGCCAAAGTTAATTTGGTATAAAGGGAGTATTGAATAATGGCTTTAGGCGATAACACAACTTCCGTAGCCCACGGCGCTACTGCTCGCGGGCGACAGCCTTACATGATCGAGTACGAACTCGACATTGCACAGGCTGTAACAGACAAAGGCTCGGCTCTTGCCGCTGCCGATGTCATTCCGGGCCTGACTATTCCTGCCTACACTCTGGTTTTGGCAGCTGGTTGGGAGGTTCTCGAAGTCCACACTGGTACGTCTACGGACGCAGATTGGGACTTTGGTGTGACTGGCGGTGACGTAGATAACTTTGTCGATGGCTTCGCCTTTGATGCAGCTGCTGTAGGTGACGTTGCGTTTAAGGCAACGCAAACTCCTGTAGTTATTGGTGCAACTGCTGACACTATTGATGTTCTTCTGGCTAGTAATACTGGTACTACCCTAACGGGTAAGCTCAGACTATGGGCAGTTTGTATGGATATTGATGGCTACGGTGCTTCACTGACTGCTGATGAAGTAGATCGTGACACTCTAGCTTAAGCTTTAAGTTAGGGTATCTAACTGAGGGCGCTAGTAACTGCATAGCGGGAGCTAGCGCCCTTTTTCTTTTACAAGAGTTACATATACAATGCCTAAAGCTGTTTCTAAAGCTAAAATGAAGTGTAACAGCCCTAAAAAAACACCTTCACATCCTAAGAAGTCACATGTAGTAAAAGCTTGTGCTAAAGGTAAAGAGAAGCTTATTAGGTTTGGGCAACAGGGCGTTAAAGGCTCTCCTAAAAAAAGCAATGAGTCTACAGCCAGCGCAAAAAGACGTAAGTCTTTCAAAGCTCGACACGCTAAGAACATTCAAAGAGGGCCTATGAGCCCAGCGTATTGGGCAGATAAAGTTAAGTGGTGACAATTCACTACTACTAAAACACAATAAAGGAACATAAAATGGCTATTACTACCGCTATGTGTACATCTTTCAAGACAGAGCTATTGGGCGGTCTTCATGATCTAGATACGGACTCTTTGAAAGTTGCACTTATTAAAGTAAGTCCAGCAGGCACTTATGGTGCTGCATCAACTAACTACTCTGACATCACCGGCAACTCAGATGAGGTTAGTGGCACAGGCTACACCGCTGGCGGTGCTGTACTAGACAGCCCAACCATTACGGCGAGTGGTACTACGGCGTATGTAGACTTTGCGGATGAGGTGTTTAGCACAGCTACTATCTCTGCCACAGGTTGTATGATTTACAATACTGCTAATGCTAATGCTGCAATTGCAGTGTTTGACTTTGGCGGCACCGTTACAGCTACGGCAGCTGATTTCACGATCGTCTTCCCAGCTAACGACGCATCTAACGCTGTCGTACGGATTGGATAACAAGCACATACTATGCCTATATTAGTCAACAGAGCTAAAATGACAACTGCCACAACTGGCACGGGTACTATTACACTCGGGTCCGCTTCTGCTGGCTATCAAACATTTGCTGATGCAGGTGTGACTGACGGACAAGTAGTACAGTATGTCATTGAAGACGGTACGGATTGGGAAATAGGTGAGGGCACCTATACTGCTTCTGGCACGCTTTTAGCCCGTACCACAGTTCAAACTAGCAGCAATGCAGATGCCGCGATCACTCTAACAGGTGCTGCGGTTGTTTTTATATCCGCCGTAGCTGCTAACATTGTTCAGACAGACTCAACAGACACGCTCACCAACAAGACACTCGGAGATGTGCTGCTAACCGGCGCTATCGGCGAAGAGGTCTTCACTATTCCATCCAGCACCACGCCGGAACTCGATCCAGCAGACGGCACTGTCCAGAAGTGGACACTCACTGGTGCTAGCACACCAACAGAAGTGTTTGCTGATGGTGAAAGTATTACACTAATGATCGACGATGGGGCAGCATACGCTATTACGTGGCCAACTATGACGTGGGTCAACAATGGTGGTGTTGCACCTACACTGGCGACTACAGGCTTTACTACTGTGACTCTATGGCATTTTGGCACATTGTATGGCGCGCTAGTAGGAGATGGCACCTAATGCTCACTAAAAAACTAATGGGCGCTGGTGGTGCTGGTGGTGCTGCTGCTGCTGAAGATGACTACTGGGTAGTAGAGGTGTCTGGTGTTAGACGTCTGGGAGATGTTTTAGTAAACTCTTCAGATGACGTTATTGCCGCCTTTGAAGATGCACAAGCCGTTGGTGTAGTGTCTCTTGATAAAAACGGTATTGAAAACTGGCAAAAGAAGTATGCCTATTCAACATACGATTCAGTTGGTTACAAACGTATTGGTGTAGATTCATCAGACAACATTTATATTAGCGCACTTTATGATTTAGGGCTGGGAGCAAGCCGTGATATTGCTCTTATTAAAACATCAGCAAGCACACAAGCAGTTTTAGCTCAGGCAGGCATTTCCTCTTCTGCTTTTGACGGACCCCGCAAAATCTCTTTTGATTCTTCTGATAATGTGTATCAAACCCTATTATATAATGACGGAACTGTCAATACAGCAGGACTTGCTAAATATGACTCTTCTCTATCACTTAGTTGGATTTATAAGTTTAATGATGGCACGAACCCATCAAATTTTGAATCAACTACTGTTGATTCTAGTGGGTATATTTATGCTGGAGGTTATGCTAAAGGAGCAGGTAGTTACGAGTATAGACCTTATCTTGTCAAAATCAACTCTTCAGGTACTGTTCAGTGGAGTATAACAACTACAAATACTATAACTTCTGTTCAAAACGCAGAAGATTATGGTGGGGTGATAAGAGACATAATTGTAGATAGTTCTGATAATGTCTATATATCTATCTCAGGCTTATTTTCAGGTTCTGGATTTACAAAACGTCTGCACGTCTTAAAGCTTAACTCTTCAGGCACAGTACAGTGGCATAAACAATTTTCTTCTACAGGAAACTCTCCAGCAGCTTCCACTGGTAATACTCTAGATATGTGTATCACTACTGGCGGAGTTTTAGTTGTATGTTGGGATGACGGTACTGGAGGCGTTCCTTATACTACTGCTATAGTGGGGTTAGACCCGTCAGACGGTTCTGTATCTTGGCAGCGTGCTATTAACAAGAAGAGTTATAGTTCTCTTCACGCTCACCCACTAGGCGGATGGTGCTTTTCGATAGCAGATGCATCTTCACCATATGGTGGGTATATCGCTCGGCTGCCGGATGATGGGTCTTTAACCGGCCTCTGGGGTAATTTATCCTACAATTCATCTTCTCGTTGGGTATCGGCTACAGGCGGTATGACTTGGGGCGCTTCGTCTATCTCAGCCGCATCTGACTCACCAACTGAAACAACTCCGGTGTATTCTGACACTACAAGTTCTTATACCTTAACTAAAACAACAGAAACAGGACTACTCAAAGGGTCTGTCACTAAAGCGGTGGAGGAGGGAGATCAATGGGACTCTGGTAATGTTTTAGATGTATTGAGTATAGCCGATGAAGGAGATTTAGTTGTTATTGCATTTAGTGTGGATAATAGCACAACAGATTGGTCTTGGCAGGGAATGTCCTTTACAGCGATTGAAGATTTAACGAACCAGAGCAATCCCGGAACCTATGTGGGATATAGAATTGTTCAGGCAGGAGACTCTAATCCATATTTAGGAGGAGGGGACCCTAAAGAGCTTGGAAAGTTGACTGCTATTGCCGCTGCATTTAAACCTACATATACTACATTTGAAAATTCAGATTATTCTAATGGTGAGAGTAGTAGTTTAGACCCTCCTTCTGTTACAGCTACTGCTGATTTATGGATTATCACCGGTCATTTAGATGATGATAGTAATTCTACATTTACCGCTCCATCGGGGTACGAACTAATTGGAACCGCTGGAGACCCAGCGGTTGGTTCTGGAACTTGTATATGTTACAAAGAAGAGTCTCTTACTTCTGAAAATCCGGGAGCAATAACATCTTCAACCCCGGATGAGTGGTATGCTGTTACAGCAGCATTTTCATAAGGAGAAAAAATGAAATACATAAAAGTAATAAATGAGCTAAATCATATCTTTCCATACAGCGACAGGCAATTTAGACGTGACAATGCTAATGTGAGTTTCTCGTCTACGATATCTGACGAGATTAAAGCCTCTTATCAAGTTTATCCCGTTACCGAAGAACCTTCGCCGGTTTATAACGAAGCTACTCAACGTATAGTCAGACAACAACCTCAATTAATTAATAATCAGTGGATGGTTAAGTGGGTAGTAGTAGATAAGACTGAAGAAGAACAGATTCAATATAGAGAAAATCAGGTTCGTAATGTAAAAGCGGAAGCTAAACGTCGTATAATCTCTATCGCGCCAGAGTGGAAGCAATCCAACATGCTAGCAAGAGCTATTACTCTGCTACGAAAAGGTGAGGCTAACCTGACTACTGCGGAGGCACTTGAGGTGTCTAAAATGGATGCGGTTTGGACTGAAATTCAGCGTATCCGGTCTGTCTCAGACACACTAGAAGCAGCGGACCCCCCGCCAGAAGACTTTGCAGACGACAGGCACTGGGTGTAACTAAGTAGTGTTAGGCTTTGCTCCTCTAGCCTCTGAGCCGCTAGCGTCTGCTGGGGCAAGTGTAAGTGTATCATCAGTAACTTTAACTGGTGTTGCAGCTACAGGTGCTGTAGGCACTCTAGCGGTTACAGGAGCAGCAAACAATACACTAACAGGTGTAACAGCTACAGGCTCTGTAGGCACTATAACTGCTACAGGAGCGGCAAACAATACACTAACGGGTGTAACAGCTACAGGCGCTGTAGGCACTATAATTGCTAACATATCAGCAAACAGCACACTAACAGGTGTATCCGCAACTGGTGCAGCAGGCACTATAACTGCTACAGGTGCAGCAAACACCACATTAGCAGGTGTAACAGCAACTGGTGCAGCAGGCACTATAACTGCTACAGGTGCAGCAAACACCACATTAGCAGGTGTAACAGCAACGGGTGCTGTAGGCACTCTAGCAGCTACAGGAGCAGCAAACAATACACTAACAGGTGTAACAGCTACTGGCACTGTAGGCACTATAATTGCTAACATAGTAGCAAACACCACATTAGCAGGTGTAACAGCAACTGGTGCAGCAGGCACTATAATTGCTACAGGTGCAGCAAACACCACATTAGCAGGTGTAACAGCAACGGGTGCTGTAGGCACTCTAGCGGCTACAGTAGCAGCAAACATTACACTAACAGGTGTAACAGCTACTGGCACTGTAGGCACTATAATTGCTAACATAGTAGCAAACAGCACACTAACAGGTGTATCCGCAACTGGTGCAGCAGGCACTATAACTGCTACAGGTGCAGCAAACACCACATTAGCAGATGTAACAGCAACGGGTGCTGTAGGCACTCTAGCGGCTACAGGAGCAGCAAACAATACACTAACAGGTGTAACAGCTACTGGCACTGTAGGCACAGTAAATACCACAGCTACAGTCTTTGACTTCGAGGCTGTAAAAGCTCTCTTTGACAAAAACAGAGTGGTTTATGTAAGACGTGAGCCTACACAGTTTGAGCGTACAGCCTATGTAGCGTTTGAGAATAGAACAATATATATTAAGCGTACTAGTACTCAGTATGATCGTACAGCAATAAGTGGAAGAAACTAATGGCACTACGTTGGCCTGTAAAAGACCCCGATGAGACTTTAGATTACAGCATAGACTGGTCCCGTTTTCTCGGTTCTGGTATTACTATCTCAGCAGTTACGTGGTACGTAAAGACACCGGATCAAGCTAAAGTGGACTTAGAGGCAGGTGAGACTTTGACTACTGCTTCGGGCAGCGCTGTCACTGACAGCATTCAGAATGTATCTCAGACTAACACGGACACTGTTGCTACTATTAATCTCGGTGGTGGGGTAGCTAGTACAGAGTATATATTCTACTGCTCTATAACTGATACCTCCGGTAGCGTAGCTGAACGCAGTGTTAAAATAGCAGTGAGAGAGAAATAATGACTGACTATAATTATCTCGGCTTAGTAAACAATATCAATAGAAGACTTAATGAAGTAGAGCTAACCTCTACTAATTTCTCTACAGCTGTAGGCTGGTACTCTCAATGTCAAGATGCAGTTAATGCAGCCATTAGAGATATCAATCAGCAACAGTATGAGTGGCCTTTTAATCATGTAGAACAGACTGATACTCTTGTGGCAGGTACTACTAGATATCCGATCCCCTCTGATTCTAAGCTCATTGACTTTGACTCTTTCAGAATTAAAGAAGACGCAACTATTGGCAACGACACTATTCGATTGGGCGTAGCTACATATGAAGACTATCTAAAAAGAAGAGTAGATCAAGAGTATACAACTAGTACAACTAAGAGAGGCCTGCCTAAGTTTGTGTTTCAAGCCCCATCTCTAGAGTACGGCGTAACACCAGCCCCAGATGCATCTTATGAGCTAGTGTATGAATACTACTGCTTGCCAGTTGATTTAGAACTGTTTAGTGATGTCCCGTCTATACCGGAACAATTCCGTTATGTAGTAGTTGATGGCGCTATGTATCATGCTTATTTGTTCAGAGGTAACTCACAAGATGCAAGCATAGCTTATCAGAAGTTTCAAAGTGGTATTAAGTCTATGAGAAGTATACTAATTAATAGGTTTGTGTATGTAACATCGGGAATGGTATCTCGTAGTAGCATCACTGGCTCTAGTCTCGGCAGTGCTTTCGCTACTGCAGGCTCTGTATCGGATGGTTTTTAATGGCTGAAGACGGCTGGAAAACTTACCCTATTGAGTTCAGAGGGGGGCTGGTTAGCAATCTTAGTTTGCTACAGCAGGGCATTAATGCGCCCGGATCAGCCCGTATTCTAAAGAACTTTGAACCCTCTATTCAGGGTGGGTACAGACGTGTCTTAGGCTATGCTAAATACGACAGTAACATAATTCCTCCGTACGGGGCTCCCGTTGTACACGGTGCTAGTCAGACAGGTACTACACTTGTAATAGCATCTATACACTATACGCCAGAAGCTGGTGATACTTTTACTATAGCAGGTGTGACTGGCACGTACACTATTGATACAGCGGGTGTGTCTTACGATAGCACTAATAAGAGGGCTACATTAACCTTAACTACGTCTCTTGCTAGTAGTCCAGCTAATGCTGCTGCTGTTACATTTGTAACTACGACTACGGAGCATTCTATTTTAGGGGTTCACATTGAAGACGCTTATGTCTTAGTAGCTAGAAATGCTAGTATGTTTAAGACTACAGGTAGCGGTTATACCCACCTAAACGTACCGTCTTATGGTACTGTACTTGTAGCTGGAGGCTCTCAAACAGGCACTAGTTTAGCAGTAGATGCCCTAACAGCCGCCCCTCAAGCAGGTGACACTTTCTCTATTGATAGTGTTGATCTCATTTATACAGTTACAGCAGATGCTACACTAGCTGGCGATGCTGCAACTTTGACTATAAATCCCGCACTAGATAGTAGCCCTGCAGATAATGCAGCTATTACTTTCCTCTCTAACGACAGAAGCAGTGCAGGAAGACGGAGATTTGCAAGATATAACTTCTCTAATGCAGATGAAGTTGTCTTTGTAGACGGTACAAATGAGCCTGCTACATATGATGGCACTACTTATACCGTGTTGGACTCTGCTCCGGCAGATATTGTTGGTGCCTCTTATGTCATCAATTACAAGAATACTATATTCTACGGCAAAGGCCCTAACTTAATTCACACAGCACCTTACAGCGTGTCTGACTTTACTGCAGCTTCAGGCGGAGGTCTAATTAATGTAGGCGACACTATAACTGGGCTAGTTGTATTCAGAGAGAATTTATTTATCTTCACTGAGACATCTATTTTTAATCTCACTGGCAGTACCATAGCAGACTACACACTCAGACCCGTAACTAGAGACATAGGCTGTCTGTACGGTGACACTATTCAAGAAGTAGGGACAGACGTTATGTTCTTAGCTCCTGACGGTATTAGACTACTGAGCGCTACTGACAGAGTGGGCGACTTCAATTTAGGCGTAGTGTCTAAAGTAATACAACCCGAATTTGCTAGTTTCATTAGTGCGGGTACTTATTTCACATCTACAGTAATTAGAGGCAAGAGTCAATACAGACTATTTAGCCACACCGCTGGCACAGCCCAGTCTGCATCTAGAGGCATCATAGGTGCCCAATTGCAGGGCGAAGAGGGGGCTGTCTTTGCTTTCTCTGAGCTTGTAGGCATTAAAGTATACTCTGCAGACAGCTTCTACATCAGTGATGTAGAGTATGTGCTATTCGGCAATGAGGATGGCTATCTGTATAGAATGGAAAGCGGGAACAGCTTTAACGGTACAAACATAGCAGCAATCTTTGCAACTCCTCATATGCCCTTTGAAGACCCCCGAATCCGTAAGACTTTCTACAGAGCAGTCTTCTATCTTGACCCCGAAGGCTCTGTGTCTTTTGACCTCAACTTAAAGCTAGACTTTGAAGGGGCTACAATAATACAACCTAACACTATAACTGTTAGTAGCACATCAGACTCCTCAGCTCAAGCTGTGTTTGGGGAAGCTATATTCGGCACTGCTGTATTCGGTGCGTCGAACTACGAAGCTACACTGGCAACTCATCTCATAGGCTCAGGTTACACGGGCTCTTTTTATCTAGAGACTAACGATATGAATCCTCCGTTTGCACTAGATTCTCTGACTATCGAATACGCAACACACTCAAGAAGGTAAATTTAATGGGTACGGGCTACATCAGAAACGACACTTCTAATAACATAGCCTCCGGTAATGTTGTAACTGCGGCTGACTTTGATGGCGAGTACGATGCTATTGAGGCGGCTTTTAACGCTACTACTGGACACACACATGATGGCACTACGTCTGAAGGGGCACCCGTAACTCAGCTCGGGCCAGCTCAAGACTTCATTGCATCAGCTACTGAGATTAAAGGTAAGACCACTAACACTCTAGACATCGGTACTAGCGGTGTTCAGTTTAAAGATATGTATTTAGACGGGTTGGCTTACATTGACGGCTTCGGTGAGAGCACTCTTTTCGCTACAACTACTAAAGTTCAATTCCGTGACACAGACTTGTATATTAACTCAAGTGTAGATGGCCAGCTAGACATTGTTGGTGACACTGAAGTTCAAGTTGCAGCTCCTACTATTGATCTAGATGCTTCAACCGCTGCCACACTAGATACAGCACTGTTCACTCTCACTGCAACTACGCTAGATATTGATGCTGCCACTGCTGTAACTATTGACACTGCTAACATCACTATTACTGGTGCTACTGCTCTTACAGGTGTGGTTACTGTTACAGGCTCTGCTGTTGTTGATAATCTCAACATTAACGGTAACACGATTATCAGTACAGACGTTAATGGTGATATTAACATCACGCCAAACGGTACGGGCAATGTTGTAATCAGCAAGACGGACATTAATGATGGCACTTTAGATAGTGTAGTTATTGGTGGGGCTAGTGCTGCTGCTGCTACTGTTACTGATCTTACCGCTACAGGCACGATCACTTTTAACGGTGCTACTTTTGCAGACGGTGGTACAGTCACTACGATTGACATTGATGGTGGCACTATTGATGGTACGACTATTGGGGGGGCAAGTGCTGCTGTAGGCACGTTTACTACTGCTAACGCTACAACTGTAGACACCACTAACATTGAAGTTACGACCCTCAAAGCCAAAGACGGAACAGCCGCAGGCAGCATCGCAGACACAACTGGTGTTGTAACTATTGCTAGCGCTGTGTTGACTACTGCGGATATTAATGGTGGAACAGCAGATGCCGTGACTATAGGTGGAACAACTCCAGCAGTTGGTACGTTTAGTACAGCTAACGCCACTACTGTAGATACCACTAACATTGAAGTTACGACCCTCAAAGCCAAAGACGGCACATCCGCAGGCAGCATTGCAGACACAACTGGTGTCGTAACTATTGCTAGCGCAGTGTTGACTACTGCTGACATTAACGGGGGCACGGCTGATGCTGTAGTGATCGGTGGGGCATCCGCTGCTGCCGGTACTTTTACAACTGCTAATGCTACAACTGTAGACACCACTAACATTGAAGTCACAACTCTTAAAGCCAAAGACGGCTCGTCCGCAGGTAGTATCGCAAATACTACAGGCATTGTCACACTAGCTAGCTCCGTACTAACTACTACGGACATTAATGGTGGCACAGCAGATGGTGTAGTAATCGGTGGAGCATCCGCTGCTGCTGCAACCTTTACAAATCTTACTGCTTCTGGTACAATTACATTTACAGGTGCAACCGTAGCAAACGGTGGCGCTGTAACTACTGTAGACATCAACGGCGGCACTATTGATGGTGCTATTATTGGTGGCGCATCTGCTGCTGCAATAACTGGTACGACAATTGATGGCACGACCATCACGGCTAGTACAGGCTTCGTTGGTGATGGTAGTGGTTTAACTGGGCTTCCAGCAGCTGGCATAGGTAATGTTGTTGAAGACACTACCCCACAACTCGGTGGAACACTTGATGCTAACGGCAACAGCATTCAGCTTGATGATAACGGCATTGTTGCTTTTGGTAGTGCTCAAGATGCTGAGTTATTTACAAATGGAACAGACTTTTATCTTGACCTGAACGCGGGTATCAATAACTTCATTATTCGTGATGCCACTACAACTAGATTTACGTTTGATGATGCAGGTGACTTTACTGCAACAGGTGATGTAACTGCCTATTCAGATCGCAGTTTGAAAGATGATGTGCGGCCTATTACAGACGCTCTAGATAAAGTAGACCAAATTAACGGTGTGACTTTTGTTAGAAACGATATGGACAGTGACGCTAGAAAAACAGGTGTTATTGCACAAGACGTAGAGGCAGTTCTTCCTGAAGTAGTTAGCACAGATGAGAATGGTATTAAAAGTGTAGCATATGGTAATATGGTTGGGCTTTTGATTGAGGCTGTTAAAGAGCTAAGAAAAGAAGTGAAAACTCTTAAAGGAGAAGTGTCATGAAATTAGACAGAGACTATATGACTATTAACAACTTCAAAGCAGATAGTGATGGCGTAGTTAAATTTATTGAGTGGGATTATCATTGGACAGATGCGCGGTTTCCGGGCACCACTGTAAAAAGTGGATTCGTATCTCGTCTACCCGAACCTAACTATGATGATTTCATTGAAATGGACCTCTTGAATAAGCTTATTCTTTGTGATTGGGCCAATAATGTTGAAGATGAAAGATTGGATATTATTTTTGAGCGGTCTATTTTAGAGCATATGGCACACCAATACGAACTCGACCAGTGCCAGACATTCTATTTGGGGGCGTAAGTTAAATGGCAGTTTACACACTTCCAGCTTCCGGTACTATTAGTCTCAGTGACATGCGAACTGACAGTGAACTACAGTTACCCTCTTCTGCTGGCTCTATTTCAATGGGTGCAATGAGACGACGGCAGCAAACTACTGTTGGAACTCAAATTCCGTGGAACACAGATTATGAAGGGTCGGCGCAGAAGGGCAACAACGCGAATATCCCAACTTCAGGTACGGTCAGTCTCAGCGATTATTATGGAGCTATTGGTTGGGTATATTGTAGAACAGTTGCAGATAGATACTATTATAGAGGGAGCGATGAAACTGTCTTTGATAATGGCAAAGACCCGCCGACCTATAACAACGATAGATATATAAGTCTGTATTGGGCTGACACTGAAGTGTATACTAGTTCTGTTGGCAGCGGTGCTCTTGAGTCAACATTTACAACTGGTGGATATACTTATGAGCGATATAGCAATTCAGTTACTTCCAACTATTACTTAACCACTAGATATTAAGGTGAGACAATGGCTATATCATATAAAGCTCCAGTAAAAGGCAAGAAGCTATTGAATCTTCCTATGAAAGACATAGAAGAAATGGCAAGTATTGTATATGAAACAAGAGCAAAGGAATTAGTTGGAAAGATTCTAACTAATAATACAATTGAGTATGATGATTACGTGAGAAGATTAGATCGTCAAAGACAGAGTTCAGTGTTTCTTTTAAGAGCATATGATGGCGATAAATGTGTTGGGTTTTTGAGCGTGCTGGCAGTGCGCAATCTGAGAGTCGTAAAAACTGAGGATGCAAGAGAGAAATTGAAAATGAAACCACTGCTAAAATGGTGGGAAGATGAAGGGTTGATCGTAGATGATGGATTTTGTTTTGGTACATTTGCTGTGCATGATGATTACAGAGGAAAAGGTATCATCAATACATTAAGAATGAATGGCATGAGAGAAGCTAAGAAAATAGGGTTTAAATGGATTACACCCTCTGGAATAGGTCCAGACAATAAGAAATTCTTTGATTATGTAACATCCTTTTTTGTGAAGAACGGACTAGAAGATAGACTGGTTAAAAGTAATATTCCGTATCTAGCAGGGTTTGGTAAGTTTTATTACATGAAACTCTAAATAACACTATTCGCATATAATTTATAAACGAGGATACCTATATGTCACAACAAGAAAACCCGCCAGCGGACTTCACACTAGAGCGTATCAGGAGAGTTGAAATGTCCGTAGATAATATATCAACTAGAGTGCAAAAAATAGAGCTAGTTAATGCTGTAGCTCACGAAGACAGCGACAACACCAAACGGTACTTCGACATGAAGTTTACTGCTATTGAAAAGCAGTTGAAGACTCTATGTGAAAGTAACGTGAAAGCCCGTGAAGCTTCTAGAGCAAACTATAAGAAACTCATGTGGATTGTAGTAACAATTCTAGTTACAGGAGTAGGTCAGTGGGTGCTAGCTGGAGGCCTAACTACGTTAGCGCTTGTAAATTAAAGGTAAGCATAAGTGAATAATAACATAACTTTTAAACCCGAGGCTATGCAGAATAAGATTGCACCAGCACTCGG